GGGCGCGTATGCCGATAACTGCGCTTGTTGGTGATATTCCTTTAGAAGAATGGCCCGAGCCAATGGAAACCTACGACGCACAACCTTGGGACTGCGCGTCTCATTACAACTCTGTTTACATTATGGACAGAACAACGCCTTGTCCGTGGATGGCTAAGATAAACGGTGAAATGCACCCTGCAAAGTATTTGTTCACGGTAGACTACACTGATAGCGAAATTGCTGATGATCCGGCACAACACAAACAAAACCACGTGCTTCAACTATTAGATGCAGGGGAATGGACGGGTAATATTGTGGCGTTACCTAACAATCGTGTTCGTGTAACGCACCCTGCGTGGTTTCAGACGGGAGAAGGCGCTCCGGACTTTAAACCATCTCAGCATATACATTATTCTAAATCTGATTTAGACTACACACTAGATGTTAACAAGGTTTTTGATAACCTTTATAACGAGGAATAAAATGACGCTTTCTAACAGCAAAGATTTTGAACCGGATGTTGCTGAATATGTTGAAGAGGCATTTGAGCGATGTGGTTTAGAGGTTCGTACTGGTTACGACCTAAAGTCTGCTCGGCGTTCTCTCAATCTTTTGCTCGCAGAGTGGGCCAATAGGGGCCTTAATCAGTGGACTATTAAGCAACGTACCCTCACAACAATAGCGGCGGACGGAACTTACGACCTTAGTGCGGATGTAATAGACATTTTGTCTATTGTCGTACAAAGGGACAGCACTGATTACTCGCTAACTAGGTTAAGCAGGGATGGTTTTCTAACAATTCCGAACAAAACAACGCAAGGCCGCGTAAACCAGTTCTTTTTAGATCGTCAAAACACGCCTGTTTTAAACGTTTGGCCTGTTCCAGACAACTCAACAGACGTAATTTACTACAATGCTTTAACCCGCATGGACGATGCGGACGTTTACACTAACACGCTTGATCTTCCCTTTAGGTTTTACCCCTGTTTAACGGCAGGATTGGCTTACTACATTGCTTTAAAACGCGCACCTAACCGTGTTCAAATGTTAAAAGCTATGTATGAAGAAGAATTTGACCGTGCGGCAACAGAAGATCGTGATCGGTCTTCTTTTAACGTTGTTCCAAACTATCAGTATTATAGGACAAACTAATGGCCAAGTTTGCTTCTGGAAAAAAAGCTTATGCAATATCTGATCGGTCCGGGTTCCGGTATCGGTATAAAGACATGCGCCGGGAGTGGAATGGCTTACTTGTTGGTCAAGATGAGTACGAGCCCAAGCAGCCTCAACTTGGTCCTTTTAGAAAAGTTGTTGATCCTCAAGCGTTGGAGAACGCTCGTCCAGACTCTCCCAACCCTACCAGTGCGTTTTTGGTTATAACTACAAATAGCGTTGTTTACTTAGGAAATGGCAACTGGGCAAGTGGTGGAACAGCAGAACTTCCTTCTGAATTAACCATAACAACTGCCTTAGAGGGCGGTGTGGGCACGGTATCGGTGGTAACAACATGAGTTTTACATATGCAGAACTAAAACAAGCGATCCAAGACTTTGCAGACAACAATGAGACAACGTTTGTAAATAACTTGCCGGTTTTTATACGACAGGCAGAAGAACGTATTTTAAAAAGCGTTCAACTCAACTTGTTTCGCAAAAATGTAGAAGGAAATATGTCAAGCTCCGACAAATATTTGGCTTGTCCTAGTGATTTTCTTGCGCCATTTTCTTTATCTTTTGTTGATTCAAGCAGTGACTCTGTTTTTTTAGATTTTAAAGACACAGATTTTATACAATCGTTTACTCCTAACAGCGCGACCACAGGAAACCCGAGATATTACGCTGTTTTTGACATAAACAATTTTATCATAGCCCCTACGCCAAGCTCTGCCTTTAACGTTGAACTTCACTACTATTATCGACCGGCTAGTTTAACCACCTTGGCTGGAACGGGCACTACTTGGCTGAGTGAAAATGCGTCTATTGCCATACTTTACGGAAGTCTTGTTGAGGCTTACATTTACATGAAGGGTGATGCTGACATGATGGCTCTTTATGAAAAGAGGTTTGCCGAGGCTATTATGGGAATGAAAGGACTTGGCGAATCTAAAGAAGTCACGGATGAATACCGCACCGGAGTAGTGAGGAGACCTAAACAATGAATATCCCAGCCTTAGACATTGGTCTTTCCAAGGACTTTGCGGTTGAAGTTCATACTTCAAACGGTCGTGGGTTTAACCCCGAGGAAATTGCAGAACGTTGCGCTGACAAAATTATCTCAGTTTCCGACACCGCACACCCTGCTATACAAGCGCAGGCCCGTGCTTTTAAAGATAACATTGTTAAGCTTGTAGAATTTTATTTAGCAGAAGCTGTTAAAAATGACAGAACTACTGTATATAATGCACTAACCGACGCGGGACATCCGGAGCTTGCGTCACTTATTAGGAGATTGTGACATGGCCTTTAATGGTAACTTCATGTGTACGAGCTTTAAGCAAGAACTTCTTGAGGCCAAGCACAACTTTTTGAACAGTGGGGGCAGCACGTTTAATTTAGCTCTTTACACGAATAGTGCCACTTTTACAGCGGCAACTACTGCGTACACTTCCACTAATGAAATAAGCAACACTGCGGGAAGCGCGTACTCTGCCAAGGGTGTGGCCCTAACACGGGTTAATCCTTCGGTTTCGGGCACTACCGCTCTCACCGACTTTGCGGATGCTTCTTTTAGCTCTGCGACGTTTACCGCTCGCGGCGCTTTGATATTTAACGACTCAGCTTCAGGCGATCCCTCAGTGGTTGTTCTGGATTTTGGTGCAGATAAAACAGCAACTAACGGTACTTTTACGGTGGTTTTTCCCACTGCTGACGCCAGCAACGCGATTATTCGGATAGCCTAATGGCCGACATGGTAGTTGCCTATTTAGGGTGGAACTCTTCTAGTCAAGGCTGGAATGGTGGCACTTGGGGCAATGACGTGGCTCTACCCGGATCAACGGGCTCTGTAGGATCAGTTGTTGTTGCGGCAACTGCCGTTGTCCCCGTTACGGGGTTAACTTCCACGGGCTCTGTAGGATCAGTTTCTGTCACAGGAACAGCTAGTGTGGCTGTAACGGGAATAGCTGCAACGGGTTCTCCCGGAGCGGTGACGGTTACGGGAACTGCATTATTTAGTGTAACAGGGGTCTCGGGAACGGGGCAAGTTGGAGATGTTGGGGCTCTTATTGAAATTGACGTTGATGTACCCGTTACGGGTCTTTCAGCTACGGCCTCAGTATCTCCAGAGGGAGTTCTTGTTTGGGGAAGTATTGTCCCAGATCAAAATCCGGGGTATAGTAGCATAACGCCGTCTCAATCTCCCGGATTCACCGAAATTGCAGCGTAAGGATTTAAAAAATGGCTAGTACATATGTAAATGACCTAAGATTAGAAGAAATCGCTACGGGCGAGCAATCTGGTACTTGGGGTGATACAACAAATACAAATTTAGAATTAATTGCGGAAGCGTTCTCTTTTGGCACAGAAGCCATAACAACAAACGCTGACACGCATACCACTACGATTGCGGATGGGGCCACTGATCCCGGACGCTCAATGTTCTTGAAGTACACCGGGACTTTAGATTCTGCTTGTACGATCACGATAGCGCCAAACACGGTTAGCAAGTTGTGGTTTATTGAGAACGGAACCTCTGGTTCGCAGAACATTATTATATCCCAAGGGTCTGGGGCTAACATTACAATTCCACCGGGCGACACTAAAGCCATCTATTCTGACGGCGCAGGCTCTGGCGCGGCAATGGTTGATGCCTTTGCCTCTTTGTCTGTTGTTGATCTCAAGGTTCAAGACGATCTGACGGTTACGGATGATTTAATTGTTGGCGGTGACATTGATCTTGAAGGCAGTATCGATGTTAACGGCACGGCAAACCTAGACGTTGTGGACATTGATGGCGCTGTGGATATGGCCTCTACACTAGCCGTAACAGGCATTGCCACATTTACTGACGATATAATCATTGGCGATGGCAAGACTATTGGCTCTGCCTCAGATGTAGATGCAATGACCATAGCTGCCAATGGAC